AAAGAACGTGCCATCAGCTTAACGATGTTAGTCGCAGCAGAAGCAGCTTGAGTACCAGTTTGACCGATCAAGTCTGACACGTCGATGTTGCAGATGCGAACAACGTAGCGCCAATCTTTAACTACCAAACCATTTTTCCACTGGTAGCGAGTTGCGTACGCTTGCAGACGAGTACCGTCGCTGTTGTACACAGTTTGCTCACCCAAATCTTCGTGGATCAAACCAGCTTTAGAGCCTTTAGGGAAGTGGCAATACACAGTGTTGTCGCCCCAAACTACGAGGAACACAGAGGTATTGTCAGAACCGGATCCACCAGCAGACAAGATGTTCTGTGCGTTAGCAGCAGACAAGCTTGAATAACGTGGAGCCATACCGAGGTATTGCTTTGGATCTGTACCAGGATTGCCGTAGAACAAAGTTGTTGCTTGAGTCTGGTTCATTGCTTCCAAGAAAGCGCTGTCTTCAGACAAGCGGAATTGAGCGGTGTTACCGTTCAACATCGCCAAGTCTTTATCGACTTCAGAACGTGCTTCCAAGATACCAGCCGCTTCGTCAACTTGTGCAGTTGTCGATTTGGTTGATGGAATACCTTGGTTCAATGCACGCCAGTAGACGCCAGGTAGACCGGTACGAATAACAACGCGTTCGCCAGTAGGCAAGTTGCCTTCTTTGAATACGCAGTCTTCGAGGACTTCGTTAGATTGTGAGAGCAGTTCCGCAATGATCGGAATACGACCATCTGGATCTGTACGTTTGGCCCAATCGGCCAGGGTAAGGTTTGAGGTTGCAAGAGTTGCCATTTTTAGCTCCTATTAAGATTGCTGATTTGAATAAAGTGCCGCTGCTTTTGCATTGAAGTCTTGTGGGCCTGTGGGTTTACCACCAGCACCAGGTGAGCTTCCTACAAAAGTATCTTCACTAATTGCCTTGCCTGCTCTGTACATAAACCGAATTACTTCGGGGTTATTGCCCAGACCAGACTGTACAAGCAACGTACGCAGTTCGGGCGTACCGAATGAATCAAGCGCTTTCTTCGCAACGGCCATGTTTTCGTTGAGCTTATCTCCACCGAATTCTTTGTCCACTTGTGATTGTTGCGCCCACTCATTACGAATGGCCTCCACCTGGGCGAGTTGACGTTCCGCAATTTTCGGCCCCATCGACTCCACCAGTTTTTGCGCGGCATCTTGAGTCAAGTTCAACTCTTTAGCAATTTCCGAGAAATTTCCAATTATCTCGGCGTCAAACTCTTTGCCTTCAGGGGCTTTGAATTCGTACTTTTCAGGTGCGCCTTGTGGCTTTTCAGCCGGGTCACCATCCTTATTGGCTTCAGGGTTGTCAGTATTGGCCTGCTCCGAGGCTTGCTGATCTTGTCCTTCTGATGCTTGCTGCTGATCTCCATAGAGAGCGTCTGCCGTCGCTTGGCTCCCATTGGAGTGTTGCGATGCTTGAGCGCCTTCGTTGGTTGTTGCGGCTGTATCAGTCATCTGCGTTTCCATTTGAATTCTCCTTAACCATTTGTGGGTAAAGCTCCGAGCAGTGCGTGTGAATCAGTGAAAGCGTGCGATTGCCGAAGTTCCTGTTACCTTCAGCGAATGCCATAGACATCGCGTTGGTATTGAACGACAGCCGGAACACACCCGCCTGATCCAGAAGACGCCAAATAATTCGACGCCCCCGCTTACTGCCCATGAGCCACTTGAGATCCACCTCTTCGTTTTCGCGGACAAGCTTATCGCGAAGCTTTTTATCGGCCTCGGTCTTTTCCTGACCGCGAAGGTCTAGAGGGTCATAATTGCTCATGTCGTCAATCTATCTACGGCACATGTGGATACGGGCACCATCATGCAGCCACATTTTGATTAAGAATCATTTTGAACCAAAATAAACTGAACTTCTCCAGTTACGTTGACGGCCGAACCAGTAGTGGCCCATGCACGAACTTCAAAATCACTCTTTTCGCCAATTGCAAAAGGCACATCAAAATGGCGATCAAAGTTGCCACTTGAGGTCAATCTCATTGTGGATTGAATCTCTGGAAGCAAGCCCCCGTTTGAAAACTCGCGATGCACCAATGCGGCAGACACGTTAATGTTTGCTGTGGTTGATTGCGCTGTTACTGTGTAGCTTGTGATGTAAGCCGTATAGCCGGCAGGCACTGTGTATCCAGCAAAGCTAAAGTTGTTGTAGCCTGTTTCAATTTGAGCGTGAACAACAGCAGGCACGCCGGAAGTCACTGTTCCGGTTCCGATGTAAATGTTGCCAGCAGCAGCAGCACCAGAACCATAAGACAAAATCTCAACATACAGAATTCGCAAATAGCTCTTGGTGGTTGTCACCGCTGTTTGGCCATTCATCGTAATAGTTTCAGAGATTCGCGCAAAGTTTGAATCAAGACCTGATACCAGGATTGTTCGTACGCCTGTACCGGCAGATGTATCGTTTGCAGAAGCGCTCGACACAGTCATTGCTGTTGCGGTTGTCAAATACGAATAAGCACTTCCGGCTGATACGACGTTGGTAATTGTTTGTTGTGTTGTGCCAATGGTGTTGGCAAAACCAAAACGAAAATAGCCAGTGTGCCCTGGCACTTGGCCTCGAGCAATTTGAAGTTCAAACGGCTCTGAACCGTTGTTGTTTGTGACTGATGGATATGTTGCCATGTTTACTCTCCTTGATTTCCATAGAGCATTGAAGCTCGGTTTTCATTGGTAGCGCTTTCCGTTTGGCCAACGCTCATGTCGGTGATTTGTAAGCATACGCGGGACTCTGCGTCGCCGCCTTGCATTTGATTTGAACTGACTGACTTCACAATGCACTTGGCCGTAATCATCATTTCTGCGCCAACCTTTGGCAAAGCAGTGATGCCAAGCTTTTCAAGCGCGCCGTCATCGAGGTCGATGCTCAAGCCGTATGGGTATTGAGGAGCTTCCATCTCCACGCCGCTGTACTCTTTGGTTTCCTCGGCGCTCATCTTCATGCTGACTAATGACATGGCTTTCTCCTTATGCCAGGCGGTCGAGCTTGAATAAGTCTCGCGCCAGATTGTTTAAAAGGTCATCGATGGCAGCCTGGATGTGAGTCTCTGTGCCCATCATCATGCGGTTTGCTTCGATGTACTCGTAGATTTTCCAAGCTTCAGCGCCGTAGGTAGACATGTCCACACCCTTGAACGACAACGCTGTGTTCTGGCAGCCCATGTACACCTCGGCCACGCGATCCAAGTCGTCTTCCAGGTTGCTATACACCTCGCCCAATGCCTCATGCGCGGCAAAGCTGCCTGGGCCTGTGGTCATCAGGTGAACCTTGTGGATCGAGTCCACAGCGACCAACAGCTTTTCAATAAATTGAGACGCGGCGCTCACGTCGGTTTTGTCGCCGTCCATGTTGCCGTAGAGCAAAGTGCTTTTGCTGGTTGTTGCCATTTAGCTTCCCCTTAAATTTGTGATGGCGATGGAGATCCATAGCCGCTGAATTGGTTCATGATGTCCATGCCTGCGTTTGTCCCGTCGCCAGTTTGCACTGTGCCCAGGTTGCGGCCGACTTCAGACATCTGCTTGACTTGCTCCATCTGGGCGCGCTGCGCTTCCATCTTGGCTCGAGCCTGGCGCACGACGGCCACTTGGTCTGTGCCCACAATGAGGTTGGGATCAACGCCAAGCATGTCGGCGTATGAGTCAGCCCACTTGTCAGCATCGAACTTGTCCAACACTTCAGGCTTGAAGCTGGCCACAGCACCCAGGTTGGCCACATAACGGTCAACGCTGTTTGTGCCAATAGCACGTTGAGCCTGGGCAAGCATTGAGACAAACTCAACGCTCAACTCCATGCCTTGCAACTCTTGCGGAGGTGGCGGGATAACGCCGGCCTCGAGCATTCGTTGGAACGTCATGTCGATCAGTGGATCAAGCAACTCGTTGTGCAAGCGCTCCATCACCGGCCCAAGCATCAACAGCTTCTCTTCATGGCGCTCGGCCACTTCGGTTGCGGTCATGCGTGTGTCGGTAGCGTTGGCCAACATCAAGAACAAGTCGGCATAGAAGCCGCCGCGCACACGTTCGCGCACGTCCTGGATGTCCATCAACAAGTGATTCAAATCCAGATTGACTTCAAACGCTGTCTTAATGCCTGCGGTTTGGCCGTCATAGAACGTAATACCACCAGGCAATGATTCAACGTCGCGATTTTTCATGCTAGTTGGTACTTGCAAAGGTGGCTTGGTTTGGTAATCGATAACCTGGGCCTTGCGAAGCTGCTCATGCTGCAACTGCTTCACATCACCCAAGCATTCCATGCCAGGGCTGTTGCCGTAAATGTCACCGCCTGCTGTGGCCCAACGCGGAACCAATGCGGGAAAATCTTTAAAGCCGGACTCGCGCAAGAATTGATGCGGGTTGCCGCCCACCTCAAAGGTGTAGCTGCCCCATGCCATGTTCAATGCATCCTTTTTGCGGATGTCACGATCGGCGCGTGGCTCGATGGCTTGGATCAATCGAATCCATTGATCAAGTGAACCGCGGTCGTACATGTTTTTAACGGTCGTTGAACACTTGTTGTACCCGTATTCCTTCACAATTTCGCCGACAGTCTTTTCAAACTCGCGATATATCGTGCAGACTTTGCCCTGGTAATCCTGGGCAATAGCAAATTCACCAACAGTCACCGGGTAATGATGGATGATGTTCTGATAGTCAGGCAGCACAATCGATGCAGTTGTACCAAAAGCGCCAAGCTCTTCGTACATTTGATGCAACGTGCGGTATGTGTTGCTGCGCTGAAAAACCATTTGCATGCGGGTTGTGACATCAGTAAGCCAAAGCTTGACCGGCTGATAGCTGTTCAACTCTGGATCTGCTGTGCCCAATCTAAACCAAGGACGTGCAGGCGATGTGGCTCCGGCCATCATGCCCGCGCCCAGTACACGCAATGCGCGAGTGCCGGTGTTGTCATAGATGGTGTTGTGCCTGCGCCAGCCTTTATCTCGGTCGGTCACATAAAAGCGCCCGCTGCGTGGCAAAAGGTAGGTCGATATTTCTTGCCAATGCGCCCACCAGGTTGCACGCTCCGTTTTTAAAGCGCCCCAGCGCGTGAACAATTTGTCCCGCGTTGGTGCAGTAGGGTACGACTGTGCGTCGCTGGTGAAGTCACTCATGATTAACCGCCTAACAGTGTGGATTTGCCCAAGTTAAGGTCAGCTTGATTAACGCCCATTGGGCCTGTAAGCATTGTGCCAGCAGGGCCGCCTTTAGCTGCTTGACTTGCCTGGCTCAAAATAGCGCCGGCATCAGGCTGCTTTGCATTAGCTCTGTTGACGTTTTGTTCGGCAGTAGCTTGCTGCTTCTCTGCTGCTGTCTTTGCTTCAGCTTGTGCAGTCTTTTGTTGCTGCAAAGCTTCGTCTTGTTTTTTGGATTGCTCTTCACCACTGTAAATGGTGTAAGCCGCGGTGGTAGCGGCCGCAACCGCCATGACAGTTAATGCTGCTGACATATCTATTCTCCTGTAATGATGATGAAATTTTTGGCGTCTTCATTGCGAGACATCATCAAATGCGCCTCGTCAGTGAACTCATTCTCCGCATCTGCCACAGTAGTTGCGCTCGTTGCAAACAGCATTGTCATGGCCGTGTCGGCGTGAGCAATGAATGCTTGTTTTCGATTGGCACTTGCTGGTATGGCATGAAAGCCGGTCAGCCTGAATGACTCGTTGTCGGCGAACACGGTGCAGTCACCATTGATCACCAGCATGGTTGGTACTTTGACCAGCGCGCCGGTCAGCATTGAGCCTGCCTTCAAAGAAATTGTGCGCGCATAGATGCCGCCATGAATGACGTGATGCGTTTCAATTTCTTCCTGGGGGAATTGACGAGAGAAGTCGGCCAAGGCGTTCACCTTGGCAATGGCACTGCTGCTCATCGCTGGTATTCGATTGCCTGTTGCCACTATGTCCATTATGCAAACCCCTTAAAAAATACTTCATGTGTGTGTTTGTACTTTGCCCGTGGCATCACACGCGCAAGCTTTCCACCTTTGGGCGCTGTAACCAGCAGGCCGACAGCACCACAGGCTTCAGCCAACCATTCAGCAGCGTACACCATTTACAGTGGTGAGAAGGCTGCCGAAAAGCAGCAAGAGTCTTTGAATCAACAACGCACAGCGCAAGCTGAAGCAAAAGGCGCAGCAGAGAAGCAACAGCAAACTGCCGAGCAGAACGTCAACCGTGCCGCTTCCAAGCAGCCCGACTCTGGCGCTATCTTGAGCGCTGCTGGCCAAGCTGCCAAAGGTGGCCCTGCCGGTACTATGCTGACAGGCCCGATGGGCGTTAATCAAGCTGACCTCAACTTGGGTAAATCCACACTGTTAGGTGGTTAATCATGAGTGACTTCACCAGCGACGCACAGTCGCATCCAAACGCTCCAACGCGGGACAAGCTGTTCACGCGCTGGGGTCAATTAAAGACGGAACGTGCTACCTGGTGGGCGCATTGGCAAGAGATTTCCACTTACCTTTTGCCTCGCAGTGGCCGCTTCTATGTGACAGACCGGGACAAGGGTTGGCGCAGGCACAACGCGATCTATGACAACACCGGCACTCGCGCATTGCGTGTGCTTGGCGCTGGCATGATGGCCGGTGCAACATCGCCTGCACGCCCTTGGTTCCGATTGGGCACAGCAGACCCAGAGTTGAACGCCTACCAACCAGTGAAGATCTGGCTGGCTGATGTGACGACTCGCATGCAGATGGTCTTTGCACGCAGCAACACCTATCGCACCTTGCATCAGATGTACGAAGAGCTTGGCGCTTTTGGTACAGCATCATCGATTGTGCTGCCTGACTATCAAAACATCATCCACCACTA